GGACCTCCCACGAGATGTGCATCGGCCGCTCGAGGTCCTTCGGCCCGAAACCGATGTACTCCGCCTTGGCCTGCTCCGAGGCGGTCGCGGCGCCGTCGCCGCCGTAGAACACCCACACCTTCTCGCCGGCGTGCTCGCGGATGAGCGCCCACATCTTCTCGGTCTGCCCCTTCAGCAGCGACTCGAGACCGTGACGAACGGGACCGATCCTGGTGCGCGTGTACTGCAGCACCTGAGAGATGGCGAAGCCAGCGCCTTCCATGCCCGAGAGCGTGGTCACCCGCGGCGACTCCAGGTCGCGGATCGCGCCGTCGATGAGCGCCATGTGCTTCTCGAGCGTGGCGGCGTCGGGGTACTGGATGCGCTGCAACTGCCGTCCAGGAGGCAGGTTGAGGATTTCTCCAGGGTGGACGCTGGTCTGCGGCTCGCGCGGTAGACCGTCGTCGCCGATGACGCCCGCCGCGGGGGTGTCGCCGTAGGTCACCAGCGGCGACAGGAGGTCTCGAGCGACGTACTGTGCATGCATGGCGCGCAGGTACTGGCGGTACTTGACCAGCCACAGCTTCGTCCTGCCGATCGACCAGCCCACCTTGCGGTTGCGCCAGTGAGACATCGTCAAGCCCGGTGCGTAGTCATAGGGAACGCCAAATGGGTAGCGATGGCGGTACTGTTTGACGACGTAGCCGGTGGCTTCCTGATGATAATTTCGACCGACTACGGCCCAGGTCGCCCACTCTTCATCCCAATGCTCGTACAGATGCACCGTTGAGTTGGCGACGCGCCCGGCCTCGATCGTGTTGGTCTGCTGGCCGAGCTCCTGGGGCACGATATTGCCCTGCTTGTCGTACCCGAGCCGATAGCGTCGGAACGCGAAGCGGACGGGGAGCTCGCTGACCTCGAGCACCTCGCAGAGCTCGCCGCCCGACCACTGTGGGTACACGCTGCGCGGGTCGACGTAGGCCCAGATGAACGGCGGTCCCGCGGCTTTCTTGGCGTCCTCCGTGGCGCGGTCGTACGTGTCGTAGACCGCCTTCGACGCGTTGCTGAGCGGAGCCTTCAGCGCGTACCTGGTCGCCCACAGGTCAGACGCCCAGAGCATTTTCGACCAGCCCCCGCCGTCGTTCAGGCACGCGTCCGAGACTTGCGTCATCGTGTCCTGGCCCGGCGTGCGCGTCCCGCAGTGCCAGAGCGTTTCTTCGGTGAAGTGCTCGAGCTTGGACGCCACGGTCTGGGCCGTGTCGCCCTCGCCGCCGACGATGCTCAGACGGGGGCGGTCCAGGGTCAGGATGGCAGTCTGCTGGAACGCCTCTTCGGTGATGTCCGGGTCGCGCGGGTCGACGTTGACCAGGACGTAGTCTTTGTCGGCCTCCTGCATCGCCGGCGTCCGCATCTCGCGCTGGTCGCGGAAGGCGTCGATGTCCCGATCCTGCTGCAGGTACAGGTCGCCGAGCTCGGTGCCCAGACTCAGCAGGTATTCGTCAGTCGGCGCGGCTAGACCGTCCTGAGCCACCGATCACCTCCGAGAGCCTGCAAATCCATATCTCGTCCGCGCAGACGGGGTGCTGCGCTCGTGTTGCGAGCCAAGATACGCCAAAGAGAGCGCGGTGACGCAATCATCGTGCATGCCAGACGGCGCGCCGTAGCGCAGCATGCCGGTAGCACTCACCTTGGCCTCGTACGCCAGGAGCTCGCCCGACTGCGTCGCGTCGTCCAGGAGCGTGACCAGCCCCTGCTCGATGCCCAGGGAGAGCGCCTGGACCGCCGCGGCTTTGCTGGCGTTGGTCGCCGTCCAGGAGTAGACCGGCAGCGGTTGCCGCGGCGCGCCGATGACCCGCGGGTAGCCGCGCTGGAGACGCTCCACCAGCGGACCGCCCATGCTGTTGGCCTCCGCCACGATCTGCAGCGGCTTGTAAATCTCCGCCAGCTTGTGCAGCCGCTCGGTCTGGAACTCGTACTCGGTCTGCGAGTAGCGGTCGATGACGCGCTGTTCCATCAGCGTCGCGTCCAGGACGCTCACCACGGTGTAGTCGTTGGTGCGGCCCCAATCGACGCCGAAGACGTGGACGTGCCCGCGGGTGGGGCCGGCAGGCTTCAGCCTGGAGACCGCCCCGACGCCGCGGAAGACGCCTGCCCCCTCGACCTGCAGGAAACGCGCCTCGAACTCCTGCGCGTAGTCGCGCTCGGGCATTTCCTGCTTGGCCGCGGCGAGCTCGGCCTTACGAATGTGCGGGTTGACCGCCGTCGGCATCTGCCACGACATCCAGTCCTGCTCCTGCTCGTCCTGGCCGCGCAGGTACAGCACGTAGAAGTCGTTCAGCCCTCGCGGGGTGCTCAGCCACCAGGACTGACCGCCCAGGTCGGCGAGCGTCGGACGCAGCGCCTGGTTCCAGATGTCCAGCAGGTTGGGCACCATCGCCGCCTCATCGACCACGATCCTGGCGTACTTCCGACCACGGGCAGGATCGCCGGTGTCCATCGACCAGCACTCTATGGTCCCTCCCCCGTACACCTCGAGCCGATGCTCCTGCTCGCTCTTGTTGGTCACCACCGGCCCCAGGAGCCGCTTGAGCTCGCGCCAGCTTTCCTCCAGGAGCTTGTACGTCGGCCCAAACCAGCCCGCCGGCTGATGCTCGAGCGCCGTCCTGATCACGAGCTCGTGGCCCATCGTGCTCTTGCCTGACCGCCTGCCAAGGGCTACGACGTTGTGCCGCCGCGCCTCCCGCTGAATCTGCGCCTGAGCGTTGTGCGGCCTGGGTAGCAGGACGCTGAAATCAGGCACTTGACACGCCTAGGCTATGCGGCTTACAGTAAGCGGCATGCAACTCGACCTCTTCGGCTCGACCGCGGGTGACGATGTCATCACGTCGGAAGCATGGCCGACCAGCTACCGCGTCGATACCCGCGGCATGTTCGTCGTCACCGCAGACGTGCCCGGCGTTGGCAAGATCGTCGCGCGTCACCGCTTCCTCTGGGAAGCAACGTGTGAGGTTCGCCGCCAGGTCGCCATCGCACTCGCGGTTCGCCCCACGGAGATGTTCTGATGGTCTGCACCCGCTGCGGCGACCGCATCGTCGGCAAGCCGTCCTGGTCGCACACCTCGTCCCGCGGCGGCTGGTGCGGCTCGCGTCGACGGACCACGACCGTCAACCTGTGCGAAGACTGCCACGCCGCGGGCGAGTACCAGCAGCACCTGGCGCGGCTCGCCTACCGCGCCGAGCTCGAAGCCGACATCGCCGAACACGGTCGCGTTCCGCTCGAGCAAGGCTCGCTCTTCTAGCGCGTAGCGCCTACTCGCTTTGCTCAAGACCGCCCTCCGTGGCGGTCTTTTCATGTCCGTTGCCCGACGGAAGCTCGTGATACGCGACCTCGATCGCTTCCTGGACCGCCTGACCCGTCACGCCGAGCGCCTCGTTGACGACATCCTGGTAGCTGACCGTGATGCTCACCTGGTTGTCGACCGCCACCTCTTTGGTCGCGACCACGCCCGCCCGATCGAGAATGCTCTCAGCCGCTTTGAGCCTGATGGCGTGGCTCTCGCCGCGCAGCATCATCGTGCGAAGCGTCGTAACCGCCGGCATCACGAGCTCGTCTAGCCGCTTTGCCGCGGCAGCTTTGACGTGCCTGGTCGACCCGCCGTGCATCCTGCACACCCGACCGCCTTTGATCACCGGCGAACGGCACGGTTGCCCGTCACTGCGCGTCGCGCGGCACACGAGCCAACCCTGAGTGCCCGACACTGCTCGATGCCTACGTCGCTGCTGACCTGGTGCCGGTCAGGTGAACCTTTGGTCGGCTCGGCGTACGGCAAACGTGATCGTGGCCGAAAGGCTCACCACACTCCAGACACGTACCGTGGCGCTTGGTGCAGTCGTAGTCGCCGTGCGCGACCGCCTCAGCGATGGCGTCGGCGACGTCGCTCAGTCCCTCCAGGTCGCGCTCGAACGAGCGGCGCGAGTTCCAACTCCGATCGAAGATGTCGACCGCGCCGTTCATACGGTTGAGCACCAGGTAGCGGAACGTTGGCACGACGTCATAGGCCCGTACGTAGGCCCAACTGTACAGCAGCGGTTGCCACGTTTCTTTCTCCGCCCTGGTCGCCGACCAGCTTCCCACGGTCGTCTTGAAGTCCCAGATCATCGGCCCATGCTGAGACCAGGGTGGACACCACAGGTCGACCGCGCCGACCAGCGGCCATGCGTAGCAGTCGGTTCCCTTCACGCCCCAGGTCGTCGGAATGCTGATACGCCGCTCGCTGCGGCTGCGGCGGTCGGCATTCAACTCCATCGCGTTCACCTGGTCGATCTGGCGCAGCCCCTCGAAGTAGACGATGCCGTCCAGCGTCACGCCCTGCGGCTCCAGCAGCGACCGCGCCCTCTCGAACTCCTGGAAGTAGCGCGCCCTGGCGCACTCGAGATGGTCCGTGTGCGGCCCCGCCGTCACCGGACAGCCGCCCCTTTGCCCCTGGAGTAGCACCTCCAGAGCAGTGTGAACCGTGTGCCCGAACAGCATAGCTAGACTTGGCTCGGAGACCACGCCGTCGACGTAGCGTGCCTTGTACGCCTGCGGACACTGCTCGAACAGCATGAAACGAGAGGCAGACCAGTGCTCGGTCCCGTAGCCGTAGGGGGTCACCACGATGGCCTCCCTACTGACCGACGTCTGTGGTTCAGAACGACCACCGCGGTGACGCTGCTGTTGTACTCAGTGCTTGTCTTCGTCGGCATAGCTCGCCACCTCTTCCGGGTCGCAGTGAACGACCACTCCCTCGACCAGCGGCTGCATCGCCGCTTCCATGTTGCTCTTCAGCCACTGCTTGCAGAGCGCCACATCGCCCTGGTCGCACTCTGCGATGAGCTCATCGTGAACCATCATCACCAGCCTTGCCGTAGGCACGCTTGACCTGGTGTCGTACAGCCGTGTCATCGCCAGCTTGAAGCCGTGCGCCTCGACCATCTGCACCGGCGTGTTGGCCTTGACGTTGTTGCTGAAGATGCGCCGCCGCCGACGCCCCGAGCCGCTGAAGTCGATGACCTCCGCCTCGTCGCCCCACTCACCCAGGCCGCGGTGCCAGGCTCGGATGCCAGGGTAGGTCTTGAAGAACAGGCTGCGCTGGCGCTTGGCTTCGTTCTCGCTCAGCACGATGCCGTTCTTGCGCTGCTCACGCCGAAAGGTATCCGCGCCTGCGCCGAACAGGAAGCCAAAATTGATCGCCTTCGCCTCCTGGCGCGTGCAGCCCACCGCGGCGGCGGTCGCCGCGTGAATGTCGCCGCCCGGCGTGTTCAGAATCTGGCGCATGGTGCGGTCCTCGCTCAGCCACGCCGCGATGACGAGTTGCAGTTGCGAGTAATCGGCACGGACGAAGGCGCGACCTGGTCCTGGCCGAATGCTCTTGCGCGCCAGCGTCTCGTGCGGCAGTTGCTGCAGGTTGGGGTCAGCGCAGCTTGTGCGGCCCGTCTGTGCGCCGATCGGGTTGAACGACGCATAGATGCGACCGTCTGGCGCGACCGAGCTCAGCGTCTTCCTGAGCAGGCCCATGCACGTCCCTGCCGAGCGATAGGCCAGCAGCGCGTCGATGATCGGATCGTCGCTCTGCGCCTCCATCAGCGCGTCGATACCCGTCGAGACGAGCTCGAGACCGCGCGCCTGCAGTATCGGCAGCACCTGGCTCGGCGAGCGCCAGTTGACCGCGCTCGCGCCGAAGTCGGCGATGCCGTTGAGCTCCTGCAGCCGATCGTCCACGAGCGCCTCCTGCTCGGCGATAGCGCGCTTCAGGATGCCGACGTCGCACGGCACGCCGGCTGACGCGAGCCACCAGGTCGCTGCCTGGACGCTGCGCTCCAGGTTCAGGCACGACACCAGCGAGTCGGCGTCGGGATCGGCGAAGATGGCATCCTCGAGCGCGACCGCCGCGGCGTAGGTGACCCGCGCGTCCTCCGCGGCGTACGCGAGCTTGGCGTGCCGAAGGCTCCCTGGCGGCACGTCCCACCCGCGCTTCTGCTCGGTCTTGGCGACGTGCTCGTGCAGATGCCGCTTGGCGATGCCCTGCAGCCCATAGTCGACGTGCGCCTCTTCCGACTCCAGGACCATCGCCATCGTCTTGACGTCCAGGATTTTGGACGGCTCGATGCTCAACCCGACCTGGGCCAGGAACGCCAGGTCGAACAGGTACGTGTGCATCCTGACCGAGCCGACCTCGTCCAGGTAGCTCTGCAGCGCCGACCAGGGCTCAGCCGTCGGGCTGTTGTGCGCGACCGCCCAGACGTCGATGACGACGTGCGTCTCGCCGTCGGACAGGTTGATCGTCCGCAGACGATCGCGATGCGCGTCCAGTCCAGTCGTCTCGGTGTCCAGGGAGCACGCCGCGGTACTGAGCCGCGCCGTCACCTCGTTGAGCTCGACCATGTCCAGGACCGTCAGGTACTCGAGCGTCGGCGCGGCGGCGTCCGCGGCCTCGAGCCGAGCGAGCTCGCGTGCCGCCTTCGCTTCCGCAAGTTTCGCGACCGCTTCGGGTGTTTTGGCCTTTGCTGTTCTAGCTGTTCCGGAATTCCCCCCTCTAAAGAGGGGGGGAGAAAACCCCGGAACAGCTAGGTTTTCCTCAACCCCCCTTAAGGGGGGTTGCTCCTGGACCTGTTCCGGAATTCCAAAATCGGCCGGAACAGCGGGAACAGCCGGAACAGCTTCGGTTTCGTGGGTGATATGCACCTGCAGCGGAAGCCAGTACACGATCGCCTGACCGTGCTTGGCGCTCTTGACGTCGCCGCTCGCGACCATCATCTTCAGGTTTTCCGTTACGGCGGCTTTCTGCTTGCCGCTTTTGACGGTCACCTCCGCTGACGTCTTGCCTTTCGCCTCGCTGGTAGCGTCCAGGTCGCGCAGCGCCTGCAGGATGACGCCCTGCAGTCGCTCTTCTTTGGACTGGACCGCGCCGATCAGCTTGTACCGCTCGGTCTGCTTGTCGAGCTCGAGCGTCAGCGGCTCGATGCTCGCCGACATCCTCGAGCGGCAGCGCAGGATACGCAGGTTGGTGGTGTCTTCGTCGCCCTTGAACGGCTCGATCTGCAGCAGGATGTCGCAGTAGCCGCTGATGGCCGAGCTCCCACGCCCGGCGTCGCCGACGTCGCCGCCGCTCTTGCGCGAGTGGCGCAGGATCAGCACCGCGAACCCGGCGTTGGCTAACCTGCGGATCTCATGCATCACCCCTGCCGCCTTGCCGGAGTGGTCCTCTTCGTCCAGCCCGGCGACGACGCTGAGCGTGTCCAGGACGATGACGTCCACGCCACGTTCCTGACCCTGCTCGATCAGGTCATCCACGATTTGCGGAAGGTCCACGCCCACCGGCGTCTCGAAGTCGAAGACGGTGTAGAAGCCGTCTGACTCGCCCAGGTCGCTCAGCCCGTAGCGCACCAGGTTCTGCTGGAACGTTCCCACGCCCTCTTCGGTGACGTAGCCGACGCGGATCGGACGCAGGATCGCCTTGCCGCAGTAGCTCTCGTCACCCTCGATCGCCGCGCGCAGCCCCTCCAGCGCGAAGGTGGTCTTGCCCATCTTCACCTTGGCGACGAGCTCGGTCATCAGCCCTTTGCTCAGCCAGTCCTGGATCAGCCACTCGACCTGTTCCGCGGCCATCGCCATGACATCAGGCACGGAATGCCACTTCAGACCGCTAACCCCCTTAAGGGGGTTAGGAATTGTGGTGCTAGCTGTTCCGGTGTTCCCACCCCTATAGGCGGAATTCCGGAACAGCTTGACGCGGATGGGTGGAACGGCCCTCTGCGCGGCCTCGCGGTAGCGAAACGCGGCGTTCCGCCGAGTCGAATACTTGTGCCAGCCGAGCGCCTCGTCACGCTCCTTGAGGATGCTGGCGACCGCCTCCAGGTCATGCAGTCCGGCGTCCCAGACCATACGCCCGATGTCGATGAGACCCTGGCTGCGGTCCGCGGCAGCGCCGACGCCGAGCCAGACCTGTTGCTGCTGCGCGTCCAGGTCGAACGGTAGATCGTCGTCCCACGCCTCGAGCGGCTCGTCGTTCACCGATTCTCGCTCGGTCAGGTACGCCGCCTGGAAGTCTTCTATCCACTCGGGAGCGTCGACCGGCAGGACGCGGTCGATCCACTCGTACCGACGCCCGCTCTCGTGCATCGACGGCGGCGCGACGCAGTAGCCGTCGCTCAGGACGTCGTAGCGGCTGCGCTGCGCGTTGCGGACCGACGGCATGTCGCCGCGGAGGTAGAGCCAGTGCTCGTGCCCCTCGCCGCCGCCAGAGCGGAAGTGCATCGTCCGCGGTAGGCCCAGACCGACGAAACGGGTCCACCACTCGGTCGAGTCTGGCGCTACGTCGACCAGTCCCGCGGGGCCGAGCGCGATGCCGACGTTGCCGTCGGGGTGCAGCGTCCACCAGGTCGCGATGGTCGCCTTGTCGGTCGTCGCCGACTGGTGCGCCTTGGGGCAGAGCTCGCCGATAGGGTGCTTGCCTGGCTTGCACTTGCCAGCCAGCTTGTACTTGTCGGGGCAAGCGCACTTGCCGTCGATGATCGGATAGAGGATGAGAACGGGGTAGCCGGCGTCGGCGTATCCGAGCGCCGCAGTCAAGCATGCGCTCGTCTGCGCATTGCCACCCTCGTCAGGTGGTCTACTATGCATGTGTCGGGCTCAACCCAAGCCTTTCTAACGAAGCGTCGCTTCCACCCGCAAAGCAGGAGCGGCGCTTTCGTTTTGTAAAGATTTCCGCGGTCTAGCGTACTCCCGAGTGGCCCCCGAACGTCGAGACAATCTCGTCTCGATCGCGGGGTTTCCAGACCTTCCAGTCCAGGCCCGCGGCGACCAGCAAAGCGCCCCATCGACGCTGGTTGGCATCGGGATACTTGCCCTCGCCCTTGAGCTCGCGAAAGATGATTCGGTCGCCGCGGGCGAAGACCCAATCCGGCCAGCCGTCCGAGTCGTAGTGGTCGTCACCTTTACCCAATGCATGGACGCCTGTTACAGCGCCCTTCGAGAACGCGACGTGCCAGCCGCACCACCCGTACAGGTGAGCGGTCGTCACCACGAACGACTCGAGCGCGTGCTCGTCCGGCGAGCGCAGGACGATCCTGGTCGGTGGCTTGCGCCGCGGTCTAACGATCGTCAACAGCGTCTCGACGTCTGCGGCCATCGCCCGTACCCCAGATGGGAGACGCCCCACGCCATCGCGTCGATGCTGGCGATGGGGTCGGTCCTGGACGCACCGGCCTTGCCCTGCGGCGTCTCGTACCAGGTCGTCAGGTCGAACTGCGCCAGCCCCAGGTACGGTCCTGACCGCGCCCACGGTAGCCACGAGCTCTCGCCCTGGATCATGCAGTCCAGCCGTCGCGCCTGCCCCGGGTAGGTAGCGTAGAGGTACGCCTTCGGCGTCATCGGCGGAGCATGGAGACGCTCGTCGTCCACGAGCTCTGGCTCGGGATCGACCTGTTCCGTTGTTCCAACCCCTATAGGCGGAATTCCGGAACAGCTATCCGAGCACTCGTCCACGCCATCGGTCAGAGCCTGCCCGACCAGGAGCAGACCAGCGAGTAAGACTGCCATCCGCCGAGCTTAGCGGAGCCCGGTCATGGCTCCGGCGACGAACGCAGGCAGCGTGTCACGGTGTGCGCCGTGACTGTCGGGGCGCGTCTCCCAAAACGACAGGTACGCCTCCTGAATACGCGACGGCAACAGGTCGAACAGCGCCCGCATATCCGGGGGCATCCGACCGAGCGAATACAGCACCTGAGTGTCAGTCAGCATCGAGCCACTCCTTGAGACTGTCCAGGAGCTCTTTCGCTTCCTCACGGTTGAGATAGACGCTCCAGATTTCAGCGTTCTCGTGACCGAGTTGTTCGTCGTAGAACGGTCTGTGCTGTGTGATCAGCAACGTCTGCCCGTTCCAACTCCACTTCAACTCACCGATCGGAACCATGAACTTGTGATCCTTTCTTGAAGACCAGGTACGTTGATCCGTTGTTGTAAGCCGAGTACCGATCGTGCTCCGCTTCCCACCGCGGATCGACCACGCCTCTGGCGCGCACCTGGTGGACCTTCTCGTAGGGGGTCGACCAGTTGAGCGCCTCGCCGACCAGTGCCGACTCTTCCTGGAACACACCGCCATGTACGCTATCGGTGATCTTGACCACGATCGCAATACGGCAGACGCGCCAGCACTCGCGCGTGCCGTTGATGATCAGGTTGTCGATGTCCTCCTGCGACATCGTGCCGAACCGCTCGCCCATGATCGAGTCTTCGCTCAGGTCGGCGAGATGCGGCGGGTCGAACAGGACGACGTCGATGCTGGCGTCTTCGTAGTCCAGGTCTTCGACCAGCATCACCCCGTCGGGCGCGCGAGATTCCTCCTTGTCATGCGCGGCCACACTCAGACCGAGCGTGCCATCGTGGAAGTTGCCCAGACCGTAGGTCGGATCGAGCGCGGTCTTCGCCGATGGGAGCAGCGTCCGCACGATCGACGTGATGACCTGCGCCGGCGTCGCCCCGATCATGAACCGCTCCAACGGCAGCACCTGGTCGGATGCGCTCTCGACGGTCTTAGGAACAGGTCGTGGAGCGGTCGGACGCCTCGCCAGCTTGAGCGCCCCACTGACAGTCAACTCGACGCCACTGCCCTCGACCGCCGCGGCAATGTACCGCTCGAAGACCTCTTCCGGCATTCGTGCCAGCGACTGCCAACGACTCGACTCCATTTTGTCCAGACCAAAATCCGCCAAAGTAACATCGTGTGACTTTGCTCCGCCGCGGTGAACCTCACTCTCAGTGAGCAGTTCACCACCGCGGCGCTGAGTACGGAGACGGTGTTCACAGATACGGTTCTGCTGCTCGAGCGACAGCCCGAGTGAACGCGCCAGGGCTTGCAAGGCCCCGGCACGGTCGGATTCATTCTTGGCGTCGATCGGTGTCTGGATATCGGCGAGCCGACGCTCAAGCTCGTCAATGATCGCCAGATCAGAACGGGGGGTCGTCGTCATCCGCAGTCTCGTCTCCCATCGCTGCGAGCTCGGCCTGGAGCCGTGCCCGACGCTCCGCCGCGGTCTCGCGGATCGCCTCGCGTGCCATCCGATCGACGCGGTCTGCTTCGACCGCCGCAGACGGCGCGACCGGCGCGCTGCCGTTGGTCTCAGGTGCCGCCGTCCTGGTCTGCCGCGGAACCGGGCGGAGCAACGCGAACTTGAGCTTCTTGCTGCCCGTCTTGTCGTCGGTCTCGATCGTCCAGGACGCTCGAGCACGCTTGCCGACCAGGGCACCGTCGAAGTTTTCGGCGAGCCGCTCGCACTCTTCATCGGTGAGCTCGTGGCCCAGGAACGCCGAAGCCCAGAGCCGCGCCTTGGAGGGACCGCGCTTGCCCTTCGCCAGGGACATGCTCGAGAACTCGACCAGGTCGTAGGGAGACTGGTCGATCATGTTCAGGAACGCGACGCCGTTCGAGTCGAAGATGCGGACGTGCCACATGATCGACGTGTACGGCTTGCCGTCGATGTTGCTGATGCCCTCGTACTCGTCCATCGACATGAGCTCAACAATGTGGTCGTCCTGGGGGTCGAAGCGGTCTTCGATCGTGATTGAGAAGTTGCCACCTTCGGATGGCTTCGTCATGCGGATCGGCATAGTTACCTCGTCTTCGTCGTTTGAGCAGGACCGAGTGAGTCGGCACCATCCATCTGCTCGGTGGTCATCCGCGCGCCCGCGGGTCCGGGATCGGTGTACTCGCCCTCCCCTCCTGGTGCTTTCCAGGACGTGACGTAGTCCATCCACGCCACGAATGCATTGATTGCCGGCGACAACACGCTGGTCGCGCCGAAGGTGAAATCGCAGCCCTGCCGCCAACCGTCGCGGAACGTGCGCTCGTCAACGTCGCGACCTTGCTTGCGAGCGGTCGCGCGGTAGGCAAACCAGGCACTGTTCTCCGCCGCGGATGGCGACTGCTCAGACCGCGGCGAGCTCACCCAGACGGCTCCCGTAGGGGCGCGGCCAGTAGGCACCGTCCCTGGTGCGCTTGAGCAGCACGAGCGTGTCCCGAGCTCCTGGCGTGGCCGGCTTGTAGCGATAGATGTCGGTGACCTCCCCGCCGCGGCGCAGCACCACGTACGTGCGACTGCCCAGAACCTCGACGGTGGTCGCCGACCAGGTTGGCTCGGCACCTCCGCGGTTGTGAGTCAGCCACGCGGCGTGCGCCCGACGGATCAGGTCGGCGTGAGTTGGCATGCCGTAACCATACCCGGCCATGCCGCATCGCGCAAGTACCTTGACTCCCCTTGACAGGCATTGGCGATGCGGCTTACAGTAGGCGTTATGCGATACGAACTGGACAGCGACCTGATGGTCAAAGCTGCCAAGGAATACGGCAAGGCGCACGGCTTCAGGGGCAACCACGGCGGCTGGATTTCCAACGCCGACGGCACCACCACGGTGCAGGGCTGGTGGCTTTTCTTCCGCACCCACTCGAGCCTGATCCTGGACGAGCTCACCCGTCGCCTGACCGCCTTCGACACCCTGGACGACATGGTGCTGCACACCGCGCCGACCTACCGCCCGACCATCCGCCCAACGACCTGGCGTGAGCGCCTCCTGGCCGACGCCTACGACTGGCGCATGGCACGCCGCGGCGACGATCGCCGCGCCTACCGCGGTCTCGACGCCCGCTGCCGCTGCGGTCACGGTCCGAGCCGCCACTTTCACGCCGACGGCAGCAGCACCTGCACCGTCTGCCCTTGCAAAGGAGCACGCGCATGACCGACCTCAAGACGATCGGCAACCTGGGCTTCGCCGCCTACAACCTGCGCTACCAGGACTTCCTGGTGGCGCTGGACCTGGTCGATGACGCGTACGCCCGAGACAAGTATGCAGACCTGAAGACGCTCGGTCGGGCGATGACCCCGTTCTCGAATGCCGCGCTCGCCAGCATCATCGACGCGTATCTCAAAATTGGGGCTTGACACCACTTACCCGATGCCGCATATACTAGGAGCCATGACGTACACCACAGAGCAGCGGGCGGTCTTCAACGCCGCCTTCCGCGTCGGGCAGTCACTTGGTCGGAAGTTCGAGACCTCCGACCTGACCCCCGAGCTCCGCCAGGCAGCGCGCCTGTACGCCGCCTGCTACGACGGCGACTTCCCGTACATGGTCGAGATGGCGCAGAGCGCGACCGGCGGGGTGATGTTCTTCTCAGACGGGCAGTCGAAGGGCATTTTGAACTGCCTGATGGCCGACGCCAAACGGCGCATGGAGCAGCGCGGCCCGAAGGTCGTCGTCGCCGGCGCGGCTCGCGAGCAGGATCACCAGCCCGCTCCCTCGCGCGTCTACCTGCAAGACCTCCCCGACGGTCGCTACCGCGTGACCCTCCCCGACGGCGACCACCTGGCGCTCTACATCAAGAAGGCTGGCCCCGAATCCAAGCTGGCCGGCTCGCGCGTGATCAGCACCCGCGTCAACGGCGACGACTGGATGGGTGTCGCCCACGTTCGCGACAACCTGCACCTCTGGCGGTCCTGCCAGGGTCAGCTTCGCGTTCGCGTCTACGCCGCCCTCGACGTCCTCGACCAGGCCAAGACCCAGGACGAGTGGCTGGTCGCGGGTCTCGCCTTCGCCCAGGAAGGCTCGCAGTGCTTCATCTGCGGTCGCGACCTTGACACGCCCGAGAGCCTCACGGCTGGCTACGGTCCGACGTGCGCCGACAAGCACGGTCTGCCGTGGGGCGCGAAGGCGGTTCCGATGAGCGTTCGCCTCGCGCAGCAGACCGCTGCCGCGAACGCCACGGTGGAGGCTCCCGCTGAGCCTCACATCGACCCCGAGACCGGCGTGCAGGAGAGCGCCGAAGAACTGTTGGACCTGGTCGAAGCGACCAGGCAGGCCCCCAAGGTCGTCAGCCTGAGCGACGCGCGAGCGCGCGGCTACAAGCGGACCTACGAGGAAATCTTTGGAGAGGATGCCCTCTAGTGCCCAAGTCAAAAGCTCCCGCGTTCTCGTGGGACAACGTGTCCGTTGTTGACCAGGCCAGAATCCTGTACCTGGTCGGCGGCGACGGTCACTCCATCTTCAATGCCGATGCGCTCAAGGAAGAAGGCGCGAGCGCCTACGTCATCGACCACTTCACGACCGTCGAGAAGAGCGACGGCTCGTACAAGGGCTCGATCTTCTCGAGCGAGACCGGCGAGCTTCAGAAGGAGCTCCGCGGAGTGTACGGCTTGACCGTCACGCGCTCGCTCGCCCGTCACTACGGCGTCGAGAGCCACAAGTTTGGCCGCGGCTCGGAAGCGCGCGAGCTCACCGAAAAACTCACTACCGCGCTGATCGCCGCGGGCGATGCCGCGGCAGCAAAGCTGGAGGGTGGGGCGTAAGCCCCCCTTCCCTTCGGGAGGAACCAGTGACCTCGTTTATCGAGATTCCCCAGATCGGCTTCAACGGTCAGGAACTGCCGAGCCTGTACGTGAACGTCGCCGACATCATCGCCTTCAAAGCCACCTACGACGGCGCGACCGAATTCGAGCTTCGCGACCTGGGCACCGAAGGTATGAGCGTCACACGCCGCTCGTACCTGCCGATCGGCCTGTTTCTGAACTTGCTCGGGATGCTCGCCGAGAACCCTGGCGTCAAGTCCTGGACCGACGAGACGAAGGCGGCGCACCTGGAACCCGCCCAGGAACGCTCTCGCGCCGCTGCTGCTCGAGAGCGTGGTGAACACGTCGACTGATGCCCTCACACCGCCCCTGCCGATACCGCGGTGACGGTTGCATGGGCACCGCTCACCCCGGCTATCAGCAGTGCAAGCACTGTTGGGAGACCTACCTCAAGCCCGTCCAACGGGCAGAAAGGCTCGACGTGAAACACCGCAGAGCTCTCAAGCGGAATCAGCTTTCCCCGGCTACCCGCTCGCTGATCAGTGCGGTTGACCTCCAGGAGCCCCAGATGCGGCCCGATCCGCCGCTCCGCGCCTCCAGAGCCATTCGGGACGCCATCTACGACATCGAGCTCGACCGACTGATCGAGAACAAAACCGAAGAAGAAGCCCTGGAAGCGGTCGCCAACGAGCTTCAAAAAATCAACCTGCGCGACGTACCAGTGGTTATGGAGCGACCGCCAGACCACCCAGAACAATCGAAGCCGTTGGGCTACCGATCCTTCCGCGACCTGACCGACCTGGAGCGCCAGGAGATTAGCGACGCCTACGCCGCTGCTCAGCCGGTCACCGAAATCGCTCGAGCCTGGAACGTCTCGACCTACACGCTGTACCAGGTCACCAAAGCCGCGGGACTGGACCTCCGCAGCGCGCCTGGTCGTAAGCCGACCGTCTGGGTTCCGACCGAGCCAGCGGTCCTCATATTTCACGATGAAAGGGCTTCAGAGATGCCTCAAAGCACACCGTCAGTATCGAACGCAAGCGTTGAGCCTGCCCCCACCAACGGGGTGGTTTCCGGGTTGACCGAGTGGGTGGTCACCTACGAAGTGACCAGGACGGAGACCGTCACGGTCGCCGCCAAAGGCTTCAGCGACGCCGCCTCCGCGGTCTCGCGCGAGCACCCCGACGTCAACGTCCTGAGCGTCGCGAAGGTCAAGCCATGACGCGCATGGTCACGGTGCTGGTGCTGCCTCCGGGCAGCGCCCCCATCCGCACCGAGCGCATCGACGGCGACGACTCGAACGAGCTCGTGCGCCTGGTCGAAGGCAACCTGGGAACCTGCACGCTGCCCCAGGACTGGCGCGCTCAGGACTGGTACGCCTTCTGTGACGACGACGCCATGATCCGCGCAGACCAGCCCTCGGAAAACGTCTGGGCCAAACACCTGGGCCACTACGTGCTGCGCGGTCCCATCGTCATCGTCAAGACCGACTACACCGGCGAGACCCGCTCGCTCGGGCGTGCCGACGTCGCCGACCTCGAGATGCGCCTCGCGATGGAGCCCTCGAAGGAGGCACTCCGGGCCGCGGAATTCGAACGTGAATTCTGGGCTCAGCACCCCGCCGGCTTCGCCGTTTTGAACAACGAGACGGGCGAATGGGAAAACCTGTAACCCTCGCCGCGGCGTGGCACCAGGAGGCTTCCGACCGCGGAGCCTCCCCTGCCACCCCTGGCTACGACGACGCGCGGAATCTGTTCTACGCCGGTGCCGCGGCGATGCTGGCGATGGTGGTCGATGCTGGCACCGACGGCGGCAAGCCGTCCCTGGACCGCCTGGTCAACTTCTTGCACACCACCAAGGCAGAGCTCCGCGAGTATCTGGAAGAATTCGAGTGATCGAGCTTCACAGCGGGTGGGACTTGCTGTTTATCGCTATTCCGTTGCTCATCCTGGTGATGTTTCTCTTCGATAAGGGTGGGCGTGCCGACCCCTCCTGACTCGGTCTGGGTGCTGCTCCTGGTGGTCTGCATCGTCGGGCTCGGCATGTGGTTCGAGTACCGCCGTTAGCTCTGGGCAAGGCGCTGCAGGAGACGGTTGAACCACTCCTGCAGCACCGAGCCGAAGGTCACGCCGGCGAGCAGGGTCAGGATGGCGATACTCGCCACGATCAACGCGTACTCGACCGACTCCTGGCCGCGCTGACGCACAGGCCCCTCACAGCGTCGCTAGCCACGCCAGGACGCGTGGGAGGATCAGGAGGACCAGCACCAGGACAACGGTGCTGCCGATCAGCAGAAGCCCCAGAGAATCCATCCTGGCTTCCCACCGATCGCCGCGGACGTCAGGTCGGCGGCGTTCGTACCCGACCGAGATGCTCACGCTGATGCTCATGCCCGAGTCTCGAGAGCCGTTCCGCTCATGTTCCGGCTCGCCAGAAGACATAGACCATGACCGCCAGGATGGTGAGCACCATCACCCAGAAGAGCGCGCGGTTCAGCAGAGACGCGCGACCGCGAGAGCCGCTATCAGGCCAAAAACCACCGTACCGCTCATGGGCAGGACGCCGACGATGCCAATGATCGCGAGCAGAAGCACGACGAGTGCGACGAGAAAACCAATGGTTACGGGGGCGATGCCGAGTTGCATTGACCCTCCTGACCGCACGACTGTACGCCACGCCTCATCTGACCAAGTACACCATCTGCCACGGCGGTTTGCCGGCCCACTGTGCTGCGTCGATCGTGTCGGTGATGCCCCCGTAGCCCATTGCGCTGTTGGCTATCCACAACCCGCCCCAATTCGTCTGGCCGCGGACGGCGACGAAGTGAAACCAGGACGTCGAGTTGAGGATCGCCGCGGTCGATCCCGCGAGCTCGTACGCTCTCGGCCAGTCCACCCACTCCTGGACGGCGACCACGCCGTGATCCTCGAGCGCGTTGACCAGGCAGTAGGTGTCCTTCAGACCGCTCCACTCGTCCACACAGGACGGGTAGCCAATCTCGTACGCCGCCTTGACGCGGTCGCTCCAGGGATCGAGCCCCGACGCCCTCAGAAGCCAATCGTAGGCACAGATCGAGCACGTCCACGACCGCTGTTGCGGCTCCATCGGCAGATCGCGGTGTTCCTGGAAGTAGTCCCACCAGGTCGATGGCGGATCGGGACTGAGCTCGTCATCGAAACGGAACGCGGCGAACCGCGTTATCCACCTCCAGCCAGTGATAGATGGCGTCGCGTCCGTAGGCGGTCGAGATGCGCTCGCCTTCTGGATTCTCGAAGGTCTCGTTGCTGCGCGGCTCGTCGCCGTGATCGTCCATCGCGGCCTTGATGCCCGGTCCGACCGCCCATTCGGTCATGCCGTCACCGTCGTCGTCCGGGATTTATCCCACTCCTCCTGGGTGATCGGCACCTGCTCACGCGGCAGCAAGCCGCCGGTGATATCCCGGATTTCCTGTTTGCGCGCCGCGGTCGTATTGGCATCCTGGAACTCGGTCGCATACTCGGCGTCGGTCTTGTCGCGCATGGCGATGTGGGCATCCACCACAGCTTGAGAGCCCGTCGGCAGATCGGTTGGGTTGGCGTCAGCGTCGTAGGTGTAGAGTCGCGAGCCTGCGGGAAGATGGACATCAGGCTCCGTAGTTACCGGCTGATTCGGTGGTCCCTCAACCGTGAGCCCATACACGGTAATGCCTGCCGCGCCCAGCTCCGCTTCGAGTTGACTCAGGTTGAGCACTTTGCCACCTACGTCGAGTCCGACTTCGGTCATGGTCATCGCCTGAACTCCGTCACCGAAAAGTAGCTGGACAACCCTGAAGACAAGGTCAGGGTGCCTGTTTGGTTGTAGGCAATCGCCCACTGATGAGAACCGGGAGAAGGAGCGTTGAGCCAGTAGCTCGCCGCGAAGATGAAATTGGTGCCGGCAACTGGCGGCGTTGTGAGGTTCTGATAGGAGTACGGCGAGCCATCCACCGCGTAGCCCAAGTACAGCCCCTGGTTCGTGTTCGTGTGCGTGAAGGACACGAGAATGTCAACGCGCGTCAGAACCCCGGTCGCGGTAAACGTGATGATCGACGGCGCGATGGTTTGCCAACCTGTCGCGCTGCTACTCCAGACACTCGACAGGCCAACTGAGTGGAAATCGTGAACCGCACCGTTGGCAATTTCGGCGGTGGTGACTTGACCCAGGCCGATATCCGCACTCTGAATCGTGCGATCCTGGATCATCGCCGTCGTAATGGCCGGCATGTGCGCCGCGTCCATCGGCGGAATCGCCGACAGCGGCAGGATCAGCCCCTTGCCAGCCGAGTGATCATGCTGGTCGACCGCCTGCGCCAGCACCTGGACGTCTTCCTTCAGGAACAGGTCAGTGCCCGCGGTCGCATACGGGAACTGCAGCGGAGCGGTGAAGTTGGTCGCGGTCAGCCGAGCCATTAGATTTCGACCTCCTGGGTGATCTGCTGCATCGCCGTAACGTGCAGGCTCGCGCGGTATTGTCGCCCGACCTCATCGAAGGACTGCGACACCTTCAGGTCAATGAAGCTGAGCTCCTGGGTGCTCTCGTCTGGCAGGGTGACCGTCATCGAGCCCGGGGAATCCAGCGCGTGCTCGATGCATTGCTGGAGCTTGCGACGCCCGACCCGCATCGGCACGCCGTCGCGCCGCACCAGCCCGTCGGCGACCAGGACGTCGACCTCAACCTGCATGAGCCGCTGCGGTCGCAGCGCGTGCCCGAGCGAGACCGCCGAGACCAGCGGCGACGCGGTGTTCGCGGTGTTGACCAGGTGAACCCGTAGTTGCGCCAGGACGCCGCTCGCCATCGGCACGATCGGCTGGAGCTCGTACGTCGCAGCGTCGAAGTTGCCGTTGACCTGGGTCCAGGACGTGTCTTGCGGATCGTCCTTCAGGTCGACCTGGACGTAGTTGTTAGCGTTCAGCAGTTGGCCGGTCACGGCGATGTTGCGGAACGACTTGATGCTGGCGTGGAAGCCGCCGTGGAAGATCGGCAGCACCAGCGGGTGGTCGCCGACGCTGAAGCGATACTGGCTGCAGTTGGGCGGGTACGGGACGCACGGATTGACCATCCACCCGACCGAACCGTCTGAGAAGCCGACGTACGTCCGCGTGTGATTGGTCGGCGCACCGAAGCTCGAGACGAACATCGACTGGATCGCCCGGTTCGTCAGCGGGAAGATGACTGAGCCGTGCCAGGCATCAATGTGGATAGGCTCGACGTCCACGTTGAACGACTGCGTCGAGTTGGGTGGAGCCCACGCGCCGAACTTGCACAGGAAGCCGGTCTGGGTATCGGGGTCGGTCACCGCGGCGTAGGCGAACATCGAGCCCACGCCGCAGAACGCGGTCACCCGACCTTTGACGGGACCGCGGTTGCCGGTCAGCTTCTCGAGCCCGACGTCCGTCCAGGACAGGTCGTTGTCGATGCGCCCGAGCGAGAAGCCGTAGCTGGTATAGATGCTGTTCTCGAACTGGCCCCAATACTTGCCGTTGTTGGCGTCGTCGGCGAACTGCAGGAACGGGAACAGCGGGATCGACTTACCCGTCGCGTCGAAGGTGTACAGACCGTCGGTCTTCGCCACCAGGAGCGTGCCCGCGGCGGTCACCATCAGCGCGGTGATGGCCGAGCTCTTGTCGCCAGCGCGGAAGATCGACGCGGTGTAGTTGGCCTCGTTGGTGGGGTCAGCGTCGGTGTCGCACTTGCGGAGACGGTTCAGGTCGTCGGCCATCCAGAACTCTTTGCCGACGCGCGCCAGCGCGACCGCCGTGAACGTCGCCATCGCCGTGTACGTAGTGCCGTCGGTTGTCCAGCGCACCTGGCCCGAGCTCAGCGCGATGAACACCCGCATGACGCCGTCGAAGTTGCTCTGGAACGCGACCGCGTCCAGGACCGCCACGCCCGCCCCGAAGTCGGCGACCTGTATCCAGTTGGCGTCCGAGTCGCGGCGTTTGATGTACCGCCCGTTGCAGGCGTAGACC